ATCTCAACAAAGATGTGCAACAAAAATGAAAAATGAATTTTCAAGAATTGTTGTTGCAAATACATTTACTCAAAAGTGGGAAATGGACGTGTATTATGAGATGGCGGAAAGATATAATTATCGAGTTTTTAGTGTGGTGGTTGAAAATAGACATGGAAACAAAAATGTACATGGTGTTCCTGATGAAAAGGTTACACAAATGACTAATAGATTTGAAATTTCACTCTAATGAGTCAATTTATTTCTTCTTACACTAAAGAGAATTACCCTAAAAAAAAATTAAAGATGAAATTTTATTATAGTACTTTTACACATAGATGGTTGTTTCATTTTATACCAACAATTAATTTATATCTTGAATCACATTCCCCAAATGACCATAAAAGGTTTTGGCAGGATGGAATGTCTGGTTTATATTTGTCTTTTCAATGGGGTAAATGGTTACTCACAATAGGGTTTTACAAAAAATTATAATGTTAGATATTTTAGAAAAATATCACAATGATGGTTTGTTATTAAAACAAATACATCCTAATCTTCCTTTGACTATTTGGAATTATTCTCCAAAAGTTCAATATGAAAGTTTATGGGATGATATTACAATTCAATGTAGAGGGTTGGTAACAGATTTTGAAGGTAATATTGTTGCAAGACCATTTAAAAAATTCTTCAATTACGAAGAATTAAAACCTGAAACTATACCAAATGAACGATTTGATGTGTTCGAAAAACTTGATGGGTCATTAGGTATATTATTCAATTATAAAGGAGAATGGGTTTTAGCTACTAGAGGTTCATTTACATCCGATCAATCAAAAAAAGGATGGGAATTACTTCAAAAATATAATTACAAAAAATTATTAGAAGATAAAACATATTTGTTTGAAATAATCTATAAAGAAAATAGAATTGTCGTAGATTATCCTTATGAAGATCTTGTATTACTTGCGATAATTGATAATTCAGATGGTTACGAATATAAAATATTTGATCCACATATTCATTTGGAAGGTATAAGAATAATTAATCTTTACCGAAATTTAGGTTTTAGACTCGTCAAAAAATTTGATGGTATTAAAGACTACACCAAATTAAAAGAAATAATCAAAGATGACGAAGAAGGTTTTGTTATAAGATTTAACTCAGGATTCAGGATGAAAATAAAAGGTTCTGAATATGTTCGTCTTCACAAAATATTAACAAACATATCAAACCGAGATATTTGGGAGTGTTTGAAAGATGAGAAACCATTAGATAAAATCATTGAAAAAGTTCCTGACGAATTTTATAATTGGGTTAAAGAAACTAAAGATAATTTTGAAAAAGAATTTAAAAAATTAGATAACGAATATAAATGGATTTATAAAATAATTTTGAGAGTTAAAGACTCGAACGATAGAAAAGTTTTTGCAAATTATGCACTAAAATATACACACTCGTCTATATTATTTGCGATGTACGATAACAAATCATATAAAAAAATAATATGGAAAATATTATATCCTGAATATTCTAAACCATTTAAAAAAAATAACGATGTATAAAATCTATTTAGACGATGTACGAGTACCGAAAGATAAAGAATGGATACTTGTAAAAAACTACGATGAATTCGTAAACAAAATAAAAGAACTAGGATTAGAAAATATCTCAACGATATCTCTTGATCACGATCTTGGTGAAAGTGCGATGAGAGAATATTTTAATAATGTTGCACCAAATTATGAACTTAACTACGATAATATTACAGAAAAAACCGGATTAGATTGTGCAAAATGGTTAATTAATCATTATCTTGAAAATAATGAAGATAAAATTTCTTTTCCAAATGTTTATACACATTCAGCGAATCCGATAGGTGCCTCTAATATTATGGGAGTTGTTAATAATTTTTTAAAAAATATGAGAAAACCTCAAACTTGTGTTAGAGTTCGTATTGAACATACAATTAGTAAATAATGAATATATTTTTTTTAGATAAAGATCCTAAAAAGTGTGCGGAATATCATTGTGATAAACATGTTGTTAAAATGATATTAGAAACCGCTCAGTTATTGTGTTCGGCACATTGGATGACAGGTTCCGAAGCCCAATATAAATTATCACACAAAAATCATCCCTGTTCAATATGGGTTAGAGAGTCTTTATCAAATTATTTGTATCTATGTGAAATTGGTTTAGAATTATGTAAGGAATATACACACAGATATGGTAAAAAACATAAATCACAAGAAATAATCGAATGGTGTATTATAAATAAAATAAATATTCTTGATAAAGGTATAACTAAAATACCTAAAGCGATGCCCGATCATTACAAAGTTGAGTGCCCCATACAATCATATAGAAATTATTACATTGGTGATAAATCAAATTTCACTACTTGGAAAAAAAGAGAGATACCTTTTTGGTTTTATAAATAATATATATTATAATTATAAATAACATGAACAACAACAATTATGATTCTGTTTTAGTTTTAGAAAAAAATTATTCTGATTTTAAAGAATACATTGATGAGACCAAATCAATGATTTATAAAACAATTATTGATTTATATGGAAAACTAAAAAATAGTAAAAAAAGAAAAATTAAATTATTGGTTAAATCAACAGTAAGAGATGTTGATTTCGATACCGATTTTGAAATAAGTAAAAATTATTCAAAAAATCTTTTGAACGAAATTTTGAATTATTTTGTGGAACACGAGGATTATGAAATATGTATTAAAATAAGAGAACTATTAAAAAATTGATTTTTTTTAATATTAAAAATTGGTCTCATAGTTAATCGGCTATAATATCCCCCTGTCACGGGGAAGTGCCGGGTTCGATTCCCGGTGAGACCGCAAAACATTTATATGAAAATTATAGTGGCGGGAGGTAGAGATTTCAATAATTACGAATTATTGAAAGAAAAACTTGATGAACTTATTGGGAAAAATACAGATATTGAAATAGTATCGGGAATGGCAAGAGGTGCCGATACATTAGGGGTACAATATGCGAATGAGAGAAGTTACGAAATTAAGAAGTTTCCAGCACAATGGGATAAGCACGGTAAAAGTGCGGGATATATAAGAAATGAAGAAATGGCGAAATATGGTGATACTTGTATTTGTTTTTGGGATGGTAAAAGCAAGGGTACGAAACATATGATAGACCTATCTAATAAATATAATTTAAACACAAAAATTATCGGATATTAATATAAAATTAATATATATTTTTATATAATGTCAACTTAAAAAAAAAGTTGACATTTTTTTTAACATTCATACAATTCACATTATTTATTATTGAATAATTTTCCAATAATAATAATATGGGCAAAAATAAAATCCTTTTCATCTTAAAAAGAAAAAATAATTATGATGTAATAAAGGATTCCAATATCGGTATGAGTACCGGATTATATAATTCGGCATCATTTATGAATGACATGCTTAATAACGCTGGTATTGAATCACATATTTCTGTTGTTATTGATAATAATTGTATTGATAGAGAAGTGACAAAACATAAACCAACTCATGTTATAATTGAAGCTTTGTGGGTTGTACCATCTAAATTTTATGTTCTTTGTAAATTACATCCAAAAGTTAAGTGGATTATTAGATTACATAGTGAAATTCCATTTTTGGCTAACGAAGGTATGGCATTGGATTGGTTGGGTGATTACGTTTTCTTTGAAAATGTCTATATAGGTACAAATGCACCGAGAGCAACAAAAGAAATTAGAGATTTTATTAAATACAAAGTTGGATGGACTGATCGAGAAATAAAAAACAAAGTAATTTATTTACCTAATTTTTATCCTCAAGAATATAAGTCGAAAGAATATAATAAAAATAAAGATACCATAGACATTGGTTGTTTTGGTGCAATTAGACCTATGAAAAATCACCTAATGCAAGCAATAGCCGCAGTTAAATTTGCTGATAGTATCGGTAAAAAATTGAGGTTTCATATTAATTCAGGTAGAGTCGAACAAAAAGGTGATGCGGTTTATAATAATTTAAAAAGTTTTTTTGCACACCTATCCGATTCTGGACATCAATTAATTAATCACCCATGGGCACCGAGAGAAGAGTTTTTAAAAATATGTGGTAAAATGGATATAGGGATGCAAGTCTCTTTTTCAGAAACATTTAATATCGTTGCCGCAGATTTAGTAAGTCAAGGTGTACCTGTTATTTCGTCAAATGAACTCCCTTGGATAAATCCAATTTTTACTTGTAAACCAACCGAAACAGAACAAATTTATAGAACATTATTATTAACACATTTTTTCCCAAAAATAAATTTTAAAACAAACCAGTATTTATTAAGAAAATATACCAATAAAACACGTAAAATATGGGTAAAATATTTTACTAAAAACTAAAAATTAAAAACCAAAATGAAAAACAGAAATTATATGGGTGAAAAGAAAAAACAAATTATCAATAATAAACTTAAAGAAAAAAATAAAGATTATAGTGTTATTATTTTTGACTGGATTGAAGGTGTTTTAACAAAAACAGAATATTTTTTTGAAACAATTGAAGAGGCAAAAAAATTTGTTGAAACACAAACAGGGGATATAAAAATATATAATCAAGATAAACAAGTGGTTCACTCTGAGAAAAAAGAAAAAAAATACGCTAAAATAAAACATAAAGAAGACGAAGATTCTTACGCATAAAAAAATTTTCTTTTTAAATATATTTTGTATATTTGTATATACTTATTAAATAATGAAACTAAATTCGAACATATTACCCATTTTGAATCCATTAAATAATGGAAACAGAAGAGTTATGCCATTAATAGGTATGATGTGTTCGGATAAAATTCTTTTATAAAAAAATATAACAAATAAAGAAATAACCCGAACAAAAAAAAAGTTCGGGTTTTTTTGTTTTAACGATCTTTGTTTTTTATATTTGCTTTAGTTCTTTGAAATAATACCTTGGTGGTGGAACAGGTAGACACGCAGGACTTAAAATCCTGTGGACCGAAACGTCCGTGCGGGTTCGATTCCCGCCTGAGGTACTAACACTATCGTTCTTTGGAAAAAGGAGAAAATTAATATGGATATTTTATCATTTATTTTAGGAATGTCTATAGTGGTGGTTATCGCAGTTGCGATAGTTGCCGTTATAGCCTTTGTTAAGGTGAATAAACATAACAAAGAAATAGAAATAATACATCAAATTATTGGAAGAAGATTTGATGAAACTCATCAAATTCTTGAAAAAGAAATTGATAATCAAAACAGAGAACGCGATGTGGTCATTCAAGAAATATATAGAAAATTTGATGACCAAAACAGAGAGAGAGATTCTATTGTTAACGACATTTATCGAACAATTGATTCTCGTCTTGATAAACTTGATAATAAATTGTCCGGTACTTTAGGTGCTAAACAAATAATAAACTAAAAAATAAAAATATCAAAGAACGGTAGTGTTAATTTGGTCCGGTAGCTCAATGGAAGAGCAACAGCCTTCTAAGCTGTAGGTTAGTGGTTCGACCCCACTCCGGATCACAAGATGATGGTTTGATGTCTAAATGGTTGTCGACAAACCCCAAGACTAAAAAACAAACATCACCCTCGGCCGATGCATCGTAAAACTATAATTAAGCCGTTAAGATTGGGACGAGACGGGTATCCCATCATCATCTTATTTTCGGGATGTAGTACAGTCCGGTAGTATGCTTGGTTTGGGACCAAGAGGTCGTAGGTTCGAATCCTGCCATCCCGACTTAAAAAATAAAATATGAAATACAAAATTACCATTAGTGGAAGAGGTGGGGATGTTTATGTTCATGAATTAAATAAAGAACAAAGAAAAGTTCTTTCAGAAGCATCTGTTGATAATGTTATTACATCCAAAATGGATTATGATGAAATCAGTGAAGTTTTGGGTCATTTAGTGGATGAATCAGAACATACTTTTGCTGGCGTTTATACCAATCCAAAAGATTATGTGATTTTAGTTCACGATGAAAATGATAATTTAATATTTGAATCTGATGATGATTGGGATTTTAATCCTGATGCCGAATACCACTATGAAGGACTTTTCGAAGAAGGTGATTATTTGATTGTTGAAAGTTATTGTAAAGGTACATTCTTTGAATATGAATTAGAAACAGATCAATTTGATCCAAATAAATTAGAACCAGTAGTTGTTGAACTTAATGAAAGACTTGAAATTTTAAAAGGAATTCGTTATAGTGGCGAAGAATTAGATTTTGAATGGGGTGATTATGATTCAAGAGGGTATTATTATTACCTGACTGATTAAAATATTGGGTTGAACGGGGAATGAAGAATAAGACACCTGCTGGTGGTTGGTGATTATCTTCGGAGTTGGAACCAGTTAGTAATGCCGTTCGTAAAAGGAGTTGTCCACTCGACCATCTTCTCCTTTCCCAACTTATAATTTTATACTAAAAGGTATTATACCAAATAGTATAAAATCGGACCCCTAGCTCAATTGGTTAGAGCACCTGACTCATAATCAGGGGGTTACAGGTTCAAGTCCTGTGGGGTCCACAAAAAATTGTACTGTGGTGAAATAGCGTACGCTACGGCAGACACACCCACTCGTCTCGTGGGCGCTGAAAACGAAATAGGTAATAGGATAAGGGTTGACCACATGCTAGCTAGCAATTTGTCCTTTACTGAATCGCAGCGTGGATGGTTCGAATCCTCCCGGTACAGCAATTTAAAAAATGTAAAATAAAAAGGTTAAAAAATGTAAAATAAAAAGGTTAAAAAATGTAAAATAAAAAGTAGTTGGTTCTATGGTGTAATGGATTAGCACGCATCGCTACGGACGATGAAGTTTGGGTTCGAGTCCTAATAGAACCACAAACTTTTTATAAAATAATTATATTAAAGACACTATAATGAAAAAATTCAAAACACTATATGGTGAAAAAATAACAGATTTAATTGAATACATTAAAAATTATATTGATTCAAAAGAAAATATTGAAATTCTAATTGGATCGGATTCCCAATGTTATAAAAATAGAAAAACGGTTTACGGAATTGTTATTGCATTATATGTTAAAGGTAAAGGAGCTCACGTTTTATGTTGTACTGAAACAGTTCCATTTGAAAAAAATACATCAACAAGATTATTAAATGAAGTGTGGAAATCTATTGAAATTGCCGAATATTTAAAAAATAATGGTTTACCAAAACCAACATGGATTGATATTGATTTAAATCCAGATCCAAAATATAAATCAAATAGTGTATTAAGACAAGCTGTTGGATTGGTTGAAGGTATGGGTTATAAAGTTAGATACAAACATTTGGGTGCTATGGTGACATACGCAGCAAATCATCTTGTAAGAAATTAATTATGTGTAAAAAAATAAAATATTGGTTTGAATACAAAGGAAGATATCTACACAAAGATTTTATTCAAGGTATTAAAAATCTTTGGAGATGGTTTCCAATTATTTGGAAAGATCGTAATTTCGATCATCATTTTATTTGGATTTTACTTGAACAAAAATTAATTAATCAATCAAAATATATTGGTAAAAGAGGACATCACTTAAATGCGAACCGTGATTCTGAAAGAATGATGACATGTGTTCGTCTAATCCAAAGAGTTAGAGATGAATATTATAAAATGGAATATAGTGATTATCAAAAAAGTGAATTTCATTTTGATGATGTACCTAATAATCCAGATTATAAACAACTTCGTATTGAAGAAGTGTGGGAAAAATATCATGACTATTTCATAAAATATCCTCGTATCTATAAACAAGTTTTAAAAACAAAAAATAAAACATTTAATAGATCAGAAAAGTCAGGAATTGCTGTTAGTATTGCACGTATAAATCATTACAGAGCAAAAAAATTGTTATTCAAATTACTTGAAGAACATATTGAAAGTTGGTGGGATTAAAAAATAAAAATTTATAACTATGGGTATATTTTGGGTATTTTTTATTATGTTTTGTATAACTGCGGTTATATCTTGGTTATGGGTTAGAGGTATTGATAATATGAAAAAAAATCATCCTGATTATAAAGGTCAAGATTTTTTAAATTGGGAAGATGATGAATATGAAAATTAATTTATTTTTTGTATGCGGCCAGTAACTGACCCAATATTTCAGGTGTTGCAACCTTTCTTAATCTTTGTGCTATTGGGTCTGAACTAGCATTTAATTCTGCTAATAATTGTGATGTATCAAGCAATGCGGTTCCAACTGTGTTATCTGTATTAACTCCACTTCTAACATCTGTTGGTGATGCCATTATTAATGTTCCTGTAAGTCCGCTTGATGGTCCGAATTTAATTAAGTTTCTAACATCTGATGTTGATGGTTGGTTTGGAAATGTATTATCTGAATAGAGTGTTCTATCTGCACCACCTGATGTGAAAAATCTTGCTTGTGTTGTTCCTGTTTGGTCTAACCATACAATTGGTGAGTGTATTGCCATTTTACCGTTAACATTGAATATATTTCCTTTTAGATAAACTTGAGATGTTGAGTTTGATAAAAATATCGCACTTCCTGTTGATGTTGCAAATGCACTTCCGTCAATATTAATAATTGTTGCGATTGAAGATGAGATAGTATTAACTGTTCCACCACTAACATTACCTGAAATATTTATACGTGTAAAGTTAGTTGCAATAGTATTATTCGTTGTACTAGTATTGGTAACATTACCACCAACATTTAAAACACCACCTGTTGATTGAAATAATGCCGCTGCCCCATTTGACACATTTCCTCCTACAGTAACGGTTGGTGAACCAACAATTATTTGGGCGTTACCACTCGTACTTGAGTTTGTTAAATTCCCACCAATAATTAATTGTGTTATAGTTGTTGAATTTATTGTAATATTACCCCTACAAGATACATTCCCTGATATTGAAATAATTCCTGATGATGATTTTAAGATTAATGTTTCACCACCTCTACCTGATATTTGTCCTTCCAAACTCCCATTAATTATAATGTTTCCAGTTCCTGATGAATTTATTGTTTGGTTTGTACCACCTGCCGAAAAAGTCTGGTGTTGGTATAAAGTACCTGAAAGTGTTAAATTTCCTGTTGATGTGTGAACTATCTGTGCACCAGAGTTAATACCTAATAAAACATTTCCAAGTGTGTTAACTATTAAATTAGAGGTTCCACTATGAAGTAATCCATTTACTGCCGATGGTATATATGATGTTGGTGCATTTATAGTTATTGTTCCACCGCCAACTGAATTGACAACTAAAGATGTTAGATTTAATCCACCTGTTAAATTTGCGGTTACATTTGATGTATTGAAGTTGAAGTTACCCCCAGCAGATAATGTAATAGTTCCTGGTTGGTAGAGTTCTATTTCTGGTATTACAATCGTACCTTGACCACCATTTAAAGTTATATTTATTCTGTAATATCTATAAGCTGTTGTATTTCCTATTGATGCTATTGAATATGTACTATTCGCAGCTATTGCAGATGGAAGGGCTACTGTATGTAATGTTGTCCAAGATACATTATTATTACTACCTTGAAATTGCCAGTTTTGTGGATTAAAAACTTGAGTCGCATATCCATATATCGTATACCCGTCTATAATAACAGCACTTCCAAAATCCATTGAAA